ACGCATGGCTAGAGAATAACGCTTTTATATATACAGACGGGGAAACCATGCTCGCTGCGCTAGAGGATGCCTATAATCCTTGCATACCCGACTGGGCCGCAATGGTTCAACTGGACACATGCGGCTCTGACAATGATTGAATCAATTGTGTTTGCCACCGTCTGCCTAATAATAGCAATGTCCATCCTTGGGATCTGGGCGCTTGCGCTAATGGTTGCCTATGACGTTATACGTACTATCGCAAGACGGTTAGAAGAATGGCAGCATTGGCGTAACAAGCAGTAGCGATAGCGCTCCAAAGGCACGAATGCATCATTTAATAGTTTTATGCAAGCTTAGCACAAACCGCTAAAAACCCATGGTACGCCGCGCAATTAACTGCAGCTTTTTCTTCGGGCTTGCTGTCGCTCTCGCTACTGTTCTACCTGTCTACGCTAGTGCCGCGTTGTTCCGCATCCATGCCGCCCCAGCATGGTGAGGGTTGATCTAATCGACAAGCTCGGCCAAGTTGTTTGAACTGCACAGCCATGCACATGCTCCCGCCTAGCCTGTTTCCTGTGTTCCGCTGCCTGGCGCACCCCTACCGCCTTGCGGCCGTCGCACTAGGCCTGTCAATTACCGCTCTGACGATCGCTACCACCCATGAACCTGCTCGCCGCTTTACGTCTGCTGCTGGACCTGCTGAGCAGCCGGTACTACGAACCACCTACCAGCTCTCAACCATCCCCGCCAATGGCACCGGACCCTAGGCCAACTTTGCTGAGGATAATGTCGCCGATAATCATGGACGAGGCCTATGGCTCTGAGCCAGCAGACCTAGGCATTGATTCTGACGACACTGAAAAAGCTGCCGCGATGCGGCGCATACAGCTAGACCTGAGAGGTCTCTCTCAGGTCCGCCACCTGCATCGCTGTTTGCTGCTGAATGAGGGGGACGCATGAGCGACTCCCACGAAGGGCTGATCGTGTCTGACGGCATCAGGCAATACCGGATTGTCAATGGCTTCCGGGTCCACCTGGAAGAGCCGTCTCCGGAACTCCTTCGGGAAATCCTGGAGGAGACGGCAGTTGAAGCTGCATCAAAGCAATTGCAAACGATCAACGCTACCAAACGGCTACACCAATGAACAGCGTTAAATCCGATTTATTGCTTGCTTCCGACCTACTCGAAAGCGCACAAGCTGCGCTAGACGCTCGCGCCAAGCAATTGCTCAATTCCAGCCACCCCATTGTTTCTACACTAGATGAACTCATCCCGCTTACCCGCATCTCTGCCCGAATCGCAATTCTTGCAATCACAGTCCGGGAGACAAGTCGAGAAGATTATGTATCTGCTGGCGACGCACACCGGGCAGATTGTCGCCGGCCATGGTCCAGCCAACAATCCGCTGCTGACAACAGCCCCGCTAGCAGCTGTTGATGCCGGCATGGCCTGGGTATCGCTGCCATCTGCGTTCAACCGCCTAGAGTCTGCTCGCAGAATTTGGCCTGAGCTAGACCTGCGCCTGGGGCAGCTGCGCATAGCGCGAGAGATCACCGCGCCAAGCGGATGGCAGGCCATTGAGTGGCGCGTCCTGGGAGGTAGGAAGTGACCGCCGATCTCCGCCGGCTTATTGCCGATGATGCCTTCGCCGCCAGCTTCCAGACGCTGGGCCAGTACCGCGCTGCTCTGCTGTCGGCTGCCAGCCAAGTGCTGCCCGACCCGGAGCCTTCGCTACTGGAGTTGCTCAATGGTGGGTGGCATTACTCCGATCCGGAGCTTTCTTCTACAAGCAAGATTGGGTTTCCCCTCCGGCAAAGCAACACTGAGCAGTTGGTCGATGGCCGTTGGTGGGCGCCTACATGCGGCGACGCACTGCAGCAGGTGGTAAACAATGCCCGAGCCCTTTGGCGCAAACACAATGGAGCCGCGCAATGACCATGGACCCACGTTTTCGGGTTGACTTGATCACCGCCACCCCCAACCCCCAGCAGGTCTGTTGGGCGGCGATGCACCAGGACTACAGCGAGGGCTACGTGGTGGACGACCGCGCCAACTGGCCCGAGGAAAGCCGCGCAGGCGAGATCTGTGTCAAGCGGCTACTGGCCGGCGAGAGGGGCCACTACGGCCCCCTGGAGCACGGCCAGATCGTGCTCAATGTGGGCTGGTTTCCCCATTCCGTTATGCAGCAGGCCCGTACTCATCGGGTCGGGGTTTCGTTCGATGTGCAGAGTCTTCGTTATACGGGGGAGCGTATCTGCAAAGCTGCCACGGAAGAAGCTGACATAGAGGATGTCTTTTACTTGCGCCCTCTCGGTGTGTATCGCGACAGGCAAAGCAAGCAGTATGAGTATACCGATCAACAGCGGTCTAAAGACCTTGTTCATTGTGTATACGCTGCCGAACTGTATGCCGATCACATTGCGGGAGGCATGGCTGAAGAGCAAGCTCGCAGTATCCTGCCCTTTGACGTGCGCCAGCACTTCGTAGTGAGCTTCAACCTCCGGGCCTTCTTGCATTTCCTCGACCTGCGGGCCAAGCTCGATGCCCAGGATGAAATTCGCCAGCTCTGCGATTTGATGTGGCCTTACCTGCAGGCCTGGGCGCCGGAGATCGCCGCCTGGTATCACCAGTACCGCTGGGCTAAGGCGAGGTTGGCGCCATGAAAGAGCGGCCAATTCTCTATTCGGCGCCAATGGTCCGCGCTATTTTAAACAACAGCAAGACACAAACGCGGCGCGTTGTTAAATTTCGGCACGACGACAGCTACCCCCTTTACCCTTACGGCATACCTGGCGACCGTTTATGGGCGCGAGAAACGTGGCGCGTTAGCAGCGCACATGACAACCTGGCGCCATCTCAAATTCCTGAAGGAACGAGAGTTGAGTACCTGGCCGACGGGCCAGGTACGTTTGACGGCAAAACTCGCCCCTCCATCTTCATGCCTCGCTGGGCCTCTCGAATCACGTTGGAGGTCACTGAAGTCAAGCTGCAGCTCCTGCAGCGCATCAGCGAGGTTGACGCGCAGGCGGAAGGCATTGCCGAGCTGCCGCTTCAAGCTGGCCAGCCAGGCGCCTGGTGGTCCGCTGATCCCACACAACCGGCGCTGCACGGCCGCAGCCCTATTGACGCATTCCAGCGGCTGTGGGAATCCATTCATGGTGATGGTTCCTGGCTCGACAACCCCACGGTTAGGGCCATTTCATTTCAGTTAATCCACTCAATTAATCCACTCAATTAATCCACTCAGTTAATCCACTCGCAATCTCAACATGACTAAACCCGCCTGGTTCACACAGCTAGAACATGACCTGAGCACCCCTGTGATGGTGCCCGATAGCGCGGTAATTGACTGGGATCAGTGCCGCGACCGGTTTCTGGTCCTTCTACTCCAGCGTCTGGAGAGCCGCTCCAGCAGCCCGCACCCTGCCATCGTGCGCGGGCTGCTGGAGCGGCGCCTCGCGGGCGAGGATGTGACGACTGAGCTATCGGCCGCCGCCGACACCTGGGCCGCCGTCGTCGCCGTCGCCGACGGCGCCGACGGCGCCAGTTGGGCCACCTTCGCCACCTTCGCCACCTTCGCCACCTTCGCCAGCTGGGCCGCCGACGCCGCCGACGCCGACGGCGGTGACCAGTTGGCCGACTTGCGGGCAGCCCTATCCGCGTCTACCCAGCAGCCAGCGCTGCCGCCGCTGCTGGCCCGCCCGGTCGATCTAGCTGCGCTACGTGATCCCACGTTTTCGGATGGGCTAACACCATCCCAGCATCGAGATGTTCTGGCCGGCGGGGCGGATCCTCGGGTGCCCGAGCCGGTGCCGCAAGGGCTGACGGATGAGGAGCTTCGTAAAATGTGGCTCAGCCAAGAATGGTTCAACGAAGGGGCAACCTTCAGGGAGTTCGCCAGCATCGTTAGGCGCTGGGGCTGGGCCATCCCATTGCCCCAGACCGGGGAGATGCAGCCATGAATCGCATCATGCGCACCATCGCCCGCCTCCTGACCCCGTGGCGCACCATCCGCCAGCTGGAGCGCGACGTAAAACGGCTGGAGGGGGTCATTGCCAACCCCTATCTGGCCGGGCTGCAGATAGGCCGAGATACAGGCATCGAAGTGGGCTGCCGAGGGAGCGGCCCACAGCTCCTGGCGGGCATGTTTGAGGGCCTGCTGGAAAAGGATGGGGCCGCCGCTCCCAACTACCTGGAGCTGGAGTTTCACACCCGGCGCCAGGGGCGGATCCTAGTGCATGTCCAGCGGCTCCACGGCGAGACGCCGCACGCGATGCGGGTGAAGGCTGAGAAGAAAGCAGCCGAGTGGAAGGCTGTTGCCGAGCAGTTAGTGGCCGCCGCTGAGCTGGTCCTAATTGACGGAGGCTGGCTTCCTGGCACCGCCTGCGCTGGAGATATAGATAGCGCTGACTTCCAGCACAGGCAGTCGCTAAACGCTGCCATGAGGCGAGCATTGGCCTTGGAAACCTATGAAAGCGCCTTACCGCAGCACCGGGCAGGTGCCCAACCCCCAGTCCACATAGAGCCGCTTCACTTTGTCGGCTCTGATCCAGCCGATCAATCGCTGCAGATCGCCGACGCTGTAGAACCCGACACATCCGGCAGTACCGGGTGAATAGGTTTTGTTGGCGTCCAGGTGGAACAGGATCGCCGATCGCTCGGTACGCCCTGGGCCGCTGTACTCCAACGGGACAACCACCGCCCCCAACCCAGGGCCCCAGGTGGCGCTGTAGTTGTCGCGGCCATTGGCCCAGTCTTCAGCGCCGATCGCCCACAGGCCCTCAGGCAACGGCTCCAGCGAGCCTGCGCGACTGGCGGCACCGGTGCGGAACGACTGCCGGCCGGGGGCCCCGGAGATGCAGCTCAGCGACTCCAGTTCCTGGCCACCTATCCGGCGAACCAGCTTCAGCACCTCCAGCCCTTCGGCATCGCGCCTGCCGGCGCGCAACAGACGCAGGTTGGGGGCCGGCGGTGTGATTGGCTGTTCGAGCGTGATCGATGGTGCATCAACAGCTGGTGACGCAGCTGCGGCAGGGGCAGCTATCCGGGCGGGAGGAGACGCTCGCCAGTCGGCGGTGAAGGCTGCGGCCTGGTCCGGTGTCAGCTGCTCGTCGAGGCTGCTGAGTGCCGCCAGCTCATGCGACGGAATGCCGGGGCTGCCAGATCGGGCGGCACGGCGGGCGATGAACTCAACCGCAGCGCGGACTGTTGCAATGGTGCCGGTCATGAGCGGCGACCGCCAAACACCGCACGGCCGATCCGCAGCCCTAGTTGCACCCAGCCATTGGAGCGGATTGGCAGCAGGGAAATGATCTCCGAGCCCGCGCCAAACACGATCGCAGCCATGGCCAATGACCTGGGATCACTGAGCGCAGTGGTGCCGATGGCATGGGCCGACGGAGCATACGCCAACACAGCGACACTGGCAGCCATTGCTACCAGCGGAATAGTGGGGCGAATCATCGGGTGATCTCCTGAATGGTTAGCGGGTGCGGCCAGCCTCGATAGCGCGAATACGCGATTCGAGGTCCTGGAACCGCAGCGATAGCACGCTACCGCGTTCGTTCTGCACAGACAACAGCCCACGGATCTCCGTCTGACCGTTTTGCAGGCCGATCAGGAATGACAGCCCGCCAGCGGCAGACGATGACGTTGCCGCAGCGGCCACAAGAACTACGAACTCAACCCAGGGCTTCATGGCTCTGCCGACACAACGCGGACAGTCCCGCAGAACCAAGACGGCGCGGGCGGGCCAAATGTAGCGGATTGACGCAATAGCACGTAACCCATTTGCGGCCACCCTGTGGCGTCACTCGGCTCCTACATTGCGCAGCCTTACGGCCAGGTTATAGAGCCCGCCTGGGGCTGGGTCCTCCTCCAGCGGCTCGGCATAAATCCAACGATCGGTGGCAAGCGCCACGTCGTCGATGGCGCCGTGGCCCTGCCAGACCACGGCTGGCAGGGCAAACGACACGACACCACCTCCCTGTCCCGCATAGTGGGCCCGGAGCTGGGCGAGCTGGGCTTCCAGCAGGTCCTCGTAACCCAGGGTCAACGCCTGGTCGGTCGGCTCATCGCCATGGTTGAACCGCACGCCCGAGCCGCTAAAGGTCTTCGCCTCTGACATAGGGAAGGTGCCAAAGTCGTACTCTCTGGTGGTGGGCTCGATCGCCGGGTAGGTGGCCATCAGGGGATAGTGATAGTGGCTGTAGTGTCGGCAACGGTCATTGTGCCGCCGGTGATTGTTACATCGCTGCCAAAGTCATTGAGGAGGCAAAGCTCATCTGCCGATGATGCGCCACCCCTAGCCTTGTAAATCACACATCCCCGCGCGGTGCCGGTGAAGCTGGGCCAGTTCACCCCGGCGAACCTAATCACCTGCTTGTTGTTCGCGGTGTCTTTCGTCGATGTTGCAGCGGTAACGGCTCCGCCTGCAGTGTAGCCAGTCGCTGTGATCTCGCCCGTTACCGATGAACGCTTAAGATGCGTGGTTTTGCTGGCTGCACTAACACCGGCGGCAGTAAGAAGCATGACGCGAAACGCATCAGTGTCTATGTCAATGCTGCCTTTGGTTACATCATCCCAGAACGAGCTGTACGTGAACGAAGGCATGGGGCTGCGCTAATGCAAGCCCCATCTTAATGCCGCAGATCAGCAGAGACAGCGCAGTTCAGGCAGGCCCTGCAGGGCCCACAGTCAGCAGCGGGGAGATGGTAAAGGCCAAGGGCCTTGATGGTGCTCCGCCCGCCAGGCTGGCCGCGGCCACCAGCTCCAGCGGCCTTGCCGGCTCGCCGCCGGCCAGTGCTGCGGTGACGGGTAGCGCCAGGGGCTTCGACGGCTCGCCGCCAGCCAGGGTGGCCACGGCGAACAGCTCCAGCGGGCGAGACGGCTCGCCGCCGGCCAGCTCGACTAACGCCAGGTACTCGTAGCCAACGGCCTCGCCGCCGGCAAGGGTGGCCACGGCGAACAGCTCCAGCGGGCGGGCGGGCTGGCCCCCCGCCAGGGCAGGCGACAGCTGAAACCGGGCACCGGCCACCACCCAGGGCTCGGGCGGCACCAACTCCAGCTCCACCGACAGGCTGTAGCGGTTGAGCGGTCCGCCGTCGTCGTCGATCGGCACATCCACCACCGAGGGCGGGGCTGCATAGCGCCATCGATACCCAGGCGGCGAGATGATGGCGCGATCCGCCACCGCCACGTCGGCCAGCAGCGTCGCCGCGTCGATGTCGAACGCCAGGAATCCCCCCTGCTGGGTGCGGTAATGGTCGCGCACGCTCAGCAGCTCAGCACGGGTGAGCAGGGGGAACAGCACCCGCATCCGGCCATTAACCAGGGCATTGGAGTGGCGTACCCGCACCTCCCTGCCCGTGCCGACCCGGTGTGCGGTATGCGGTGGGGCAGGTGGCGTGATGGTTCTGCCGCCGGGCGCCAGCGAGGGGAAGGTTGCCATGAACTACCACTTCTCCGCCGGGCAATGAGCGAATGGTATCCGTGCCTTGATCGGCATGAAACATTTGCACATCGCGCATTGCCGGATGGCAGGGCGGTAGCTGGGGCAGGTGGCGCAGCGCTCCAGCCGGGCCAGGGCTTCAGCGGAGGAGGCAGCGAGCCAGGCAATGGGGGAGGTCATACGGCAGGGAGGGGAGGCTCTATTGGTGTGCCGTCCACTCTCTTAAACGTAAACGCGCCAACATTTACGTATGCACTCCCAGAGCATACGTAGTCTTTTAGTTCAGATTGGCCAAAATCGTACCCTCCTGGCTGCAAGTTACCGCTTGCATCGTAGAAGCGAAGCTCAACGGACTGCGACGCATAGCCCCCACTCCCGCAGCCAGACGAATAGCTGGGATTTCCAATAATGTTAATGGAAACAAACCGGCCGTAGCCATATTCGTTCACTCTGCTGTATATATTATTGGTAGATTCACAGTTTGCGCCGGGATAGCTGGGGCAGCCTGACTGGTTAAGTCCGGAAGTAATTGTTACCGACCAACTTATCTGCATTTCAGCGCCTAAATCATTTCTTTCGTCTGCCCCAATCTTCCACCCTCGTATCGGCACCGGTTTACTGGTGCAAGCGGAACCGTCAGTACAGGTGATAACGGCAAAGACCCCTGTACCGCCGTCAATAACCCCCACCTTATAGGTGCCACCTGTAGCGCTGGGGATTGGCGTGGGGTTGTCGCCAAATGCTGTGCCCCGATACCACTGGATCGAGCTGGTTTCGCACTCGCAATCAGGCGCGGTGAGCACATCGCCGACGCTTGCCTCCGGAGCGATCTCCGGTGTGCGGTTCACCGACGAATCCATGGGGTCTGGCGTTGCTATGGGAGCGCTGATGCCACCGCCACCCATGTCGCCATCGTCGTAGTCGCTCATATCGCCCATGCCCGCATCATTGTAGTCGGGGCCATCAAAGCCCACATCAGGCGCAAGGGTTGTGTCACTGGCTGAGTTCACATCACAGCTAATCGTGGCGGCATTGAAGCCGGTGGGCAGCATCACCCCGCTGGCAGTTGCGGCCATCACATCAAGCGCCACCAGGCTGCGGCCTTGATCATCTACGGGAAAATGCGTCAGCTCAAAGGCCAGCTCGCCATTGCGGGCTTTGCTGATCCTGTCAATCTCATAGAAGTAGTTGTGTTCACCAGGCGCGGCAGATGAAGCCACCCGTGCTATTCGCACCTGCACAATGTCTCCCCGCGTCAGCGCTTGGCTGCCGCTATGCGGCTTTGCCTTAATTCGTAGAGTGTGCGATATGCGTCTACGGCGAGCAATTAACCATGCGCCAGCCCGCACAACATGGATCTCTGACGTAGCAAATGCCGAGAGATCATGCTGTTCGTATGGGCCGCTGAGTGCTGTGCCGGGATAGCGTACCTGAGTAGATCGAATTAGACCGATGCCATCCTCTGGCTGCTGCCGCCATAGCATCACTGCACAGAATGGCTTGCGGTCAGTTAGCGGAATCCAAGCAATATCAAACGACTCTATGAATACCTGATCTTCGTTGAACAGAAACTTGGCAATTACAGGATCGGTGCTTACCGTGTTGCCTGCCGTAATGGGAAGCGTCGGGCGGAGACCTACGCTTCCGTTCCGCTTCGCCTTGGTCAACAGAAAGTGTTTGCCATGTTCCGCGATGAAGTCTTCAAAGTTAGTAGACTTATCTATCTTGCAATCAAACGTAAATCCCATCGCTTCGATAAATCGCGCGGCACTGCGATAGGAGTCAACGTCAATAAGCTCTGCAGGCGCCCGGTTTGTAGCACGATGCACCCATAGCGCAACGTCGGCGAAGTTGTTAGTCGGTCCCGTAAAGCCATCAATCAGTCGGCTGACTTCTATGCCGTCTCGGATAAATAGGTGTACTTGCCGATCCCACCTGGTGTCGCCGTCGGGGGCGGTGACCACGAAGCTGCCGGTGGTCAGACCGTCATAGCTACCGCCCGTGCCGCAGAAGTACGGGCACTCAGGCTTCTCGTAGCCGGACCGCTCCACAATGAAATTGCCAGGCGCCCAAGTGCCGGCCGATCGGTCATAGGTCTGCTGCAGCGCCCCCACCCTGCAGGACCGCTGGAACAGATCCCGCAGCTGCACCGGGGCCATCCGCCCCTCGCCGATCACCAGGCGGTAGTAGGCGGTTACCTCATTGGTGGCGCTGTTCTCGAATCGCGCTTCACTGGCCCCAGGGCTGATCAGCACACCACCCACCGTGCCGGACCTGCGGGCAAACACCACAGGGATCACCTCACCGATCGTGATGGCCCGCTGGGCCACATCCAACGGGTCTGAGCCTTGCGCCCGAGTCGCTTCAAGCGGCGTGCTGATCAGGTCCTGCTCGGTGCCAGTGATGTTCATAGGAGGCAGGGCACGCCGACCAACGGCGTCGTGTAGGTGCGCGGAGGGGCCTGGGCACCAACCGGGCTGAGGCTAGAGCCCAGGGTCAGCTTCAGCGACGTAAACGACCCAGATGCTGCCACCACCTCGCCCACGGCGCTGGCAATCAGCACCTGACCGGACTGCGGCGCATCATTGCCGGCAAAGGTGTTGAACTCGTAGAACCGTGTCTCCACCAGCCAGGCCTCAGCCAGTGCCGTTTGAATGATGCCGACCACAGCAGCAGTGGCCGGGATCTCGATGCTGAGGCCGCTTTCGTCGCCGCTGTCGCCCTCGGCCAACCCGTCCACATCAAACGGCTGCCAGGCCCATTGCTGCCCTTCCCAGAGCACCGTGGCGTTGGTGTAATAGCTTTGCCACCTGGCGTAGGTGGTGAGGCCGGAGAAGAACCGTAGATACTGGGCCTGCCCGCGTGCCATTAGCGGATCCCCGCGGCACGCCGGCCGCCTGGTGTGCGAAGCTGCCCCACGGCCTGGGCTGCGGTGGCCCTGGCGATGCGCTCCGCATCCTCGATCGTCACGTAGCGCTGGCCGCCCTGCTCCATCACCGGGCCGGTGGTCAGGTTGACTGTGATCGCGAGGGGGCCGTTGCCGCCGCCGCCGCTGCCGCCGCCGCTGCCGCCACTGGATGTGATCGCTGCGGCGCCGCGCCGGCCGGCGAGGAAGTTGTTGGCGAATGCTGCGGCTTTCTCTTCCGGGACGGCATATTCCCTGCCGCTGCGGTTGTCGCCGATCATGGCCAGCGTGGGTCCGGTGACAAAGCCGCCCTGGGCAAAGCGGGGCACATTCACGTTGCCGATAAGTTGGATGTCAATAGGGGACACCCTATTGAAGCCACTGATTGCGTTGTTGGCCACATTAATGATACCGTTTACAATGTTGCCAAAAAATGAAATTATATTATTTAGCGCAGCTTTTACGGTGTTAGTAATTGAGTTGAAAATGCTTACGATAGGCGCCTTTAGCATTCCCCACATTTTAATAAATGGCTCGATGAACAGCGTGTAACCAAGCTTGCCCAGCCCTTCCATCGACTTCACAAACAGATCCCCCAACCACGTGAAGAATCCACCAATCTGTTCGCGGAACGTGAATAGCACCGCGACAGCTGCCACGATGCCAGCCACTATCAGCACTGGCCAGGTCACCAGGGCCGCCAGGCTGCTGGCCACCATGCCGATTACCGAGACGATCCCACCCAGGGAGGTGATGGCAGCAGCGATACCAGCGATGCCAGCGATCATCGGGGCCAGCAGCGCACCAGCGGCGGCAAGCGCCGGAGCCAGGGCAGTAAAGGCCAATGCCAGCAGCGTGATAGTCCCGGCGACCTGCTGTATGGGTGCAGGCAATGATGTAAAGCCCTTCGTGAACCACGCCAGCCCATCGGCTATAGACTTAAGAGCAGGCAACAAAGCCATTCCCAAACTGGCACCTATGCCGCCAATCGCAGCGCTAGTTTCCTTGATCTTTAGCTCATAGTCCTTTGCGGCTTTTGCCTGCTCAGTTGTCAACTTGGCCGTTACTTTTGAAAAGTCGCCAAATTTATTAAACATTTGAATAAACTCTGGGCCCATCCCTTTGATTACTTTTCCAAGTATTGCTACTTTTTCCGAGCCGTCTGGCATAGCTTTAATCTTGCCGCCAAGCTCATTGAATACATCACCAGCGTTGCGCAGGTTGCCTTTGATGTCAGTTACCCGGATGCCAAGATCAGCGAATACCTGTGACGCACCTTTCCCGCTCAGTCCCAGCTCCTCCATCTCGTCGGTAGCGGCTTTGCCGCCAGGCACACTTATACCCTTGGACGCTGCAGCCATTGCCATCACCTTTGTCAGCTTCAGTATTCCTGAAGCCACATTATCTACCGTGGTCCCGGATTGCCCTGCAGCTTTCCGATATTTAGCCAGCATCTCGACAGAAACGCCAGTTCTAATACTTAAATCGTACAGGGCTGCTGAGGCCTTTACCGAGTTCATGGCCAAGGCACCGATCCCCGATAGCGACAGGGCAGGCACCAAAGCCCCCAAGGCGCCGCCAAGCCCGCCTGCAGCGCCGGCCATCCCCTTCAGCCCTTTCTGCGCCTTCTCTGCTTGGCTTGTTAGCCCCCCTAGGCCTGAAGCCATCTTGGCGATGGCGCCATCCCCGGTAACGGCGGCTTTCACCCGTAGAACCGCATCCATCGACATTGCCATCAGCTTGCCTCCCGTTGCTTGTTGATGTGCTCGTTAATTAAGTTTGCGGCTTTGATCTCGATTACGTGCAGGTCATTGAGCAGCTCCATTGAATTCCGCGACGGATATAGCCTATCGGCAATATCCAGGACAACCCCGTAGTCAAGCCCCCCGACACCATCGCCCACTGGCCGCCATTGAGTTTCGACCCGCAGAAATAGACAGACAGCGTCCCAGCACTCAGGCCAAACAGTAAATGTCTCATCATCGCTTGACAGATCTTCAGGTGGCTCAAAGCCCATTGCTCGGGCATTTTCAACCATGTCGCGGTTCCCCCTGCCGCCGCTTCCATACCGGTAATTGAACCAGTATTCAGCAGCGGCAGTTAGTTTTTTGCTTTGCCTCCCGTAATGCTGGTAGCGAACGCATCAAGAATTGCAGCGGCTACTCCCGCTTTATTCAGCAGCTTTGCTTTTGCCATTTCGCTATACGGCACTTGTTCGCCTTTGTCGATGATACCACTCCAGCCAATAAGCACCTCGTTGACAATGGCTTTGATTACTTTAAGCTGCTCCGGTGCTTCTTCGTCGGCATATTCGGCCAAGCGCCGAAGTTTGTTGCACTCAAGCTGGATCTCCTCAACTCGATCCTGAGGCAGTCGGGCAAACTCAGCATCAAACGATTGGCGGTGGTACTTTCCACCGTTACTTGCTACACTGACCGGCACTGGCCAGGTATAGCTATCAGACTGATCAAGGTCAAACATTAGGTAAAAATCCAGGAGTGGTCATTGTAGCCATTTGTGTCGCCGGGTATCGGCATGAATGGCAATTTAATTAGCTCGGTGCCGTCGCCGTCATCGTATGTGATGTCACCCAGCGAGCAGGTCGGGGCGGCGAATGACACGATCTCACCAGCGGTGACGCCATGGGTCCAGCCCAGGGCGCCCAGCGTTTGGGTCGCCGCAGCGCTGAAGTAATCAAAAGTCGCAATGGTGTTGGATTCAATCACCATCTCGCCTTCTGGCTTCCGCTCGGTATCGATGCGGATTTGTTTTGTGCAGCCTGCCCGCTGGTGAAGCTTTGGCGACCTACCACCCTTGAAGGTGAACGATTCCAGGCAGCTGGCAATGCCGAATGCTGTGATCGTTGGCGTGTTGTCGCTGTTGATCACCAGCGGGTCCCGTTGGGTTGCCGGGTACGTAACCGTTGGGTTGGCGGTATCGGTGGGAGTGCTGTAGATCCCCAGGCCAGAAAACTTTCCAGTGGGAATTGCTTCGTTTTTGAGATCCCACTCCAGCTCCCCTCGAACGCCAATGAGTTTGTGGCGCTTGCCGCCGTGGTGGCAGTCGATCGAGAGCGACTCAAACCCGGAGCCGATTGGTGCATAGGTGACCGATGTGGCCGCCACCACGGTCTCGCCGTAGCCTGCAGCCCGGAAAAATTGGCCGATCGCCGGGGCCGTGCCACGGGTGCCAGATCCCGCCAGCTCAAACGAAAACGAGATTGCAGCGAGTCGCTGCTTGACCAGCCTGCGCTGGTTGCCGATCCAGGGGAATAGCTGAGTGCGCTCCTCCAGGCCGAGCTGGAGCGGATCCAGCTGGAGGTCATCCATGATCCGGATACCGTTGGCGGCCCCGGTGAGGGTGGCGCCAACCCCTGGTGTGGGCTCGATGCCAGCCAGGATTACGCGGTTGTAGGAATAGGGCATTAGGAGGCCAGCGAGGGGGCAGGATCTGCGGGCAGCGGGATGGCCAGAGGCTTGTCACCAGTGACCTCAGGCTCCACCAGGTAGTCGGTGCTGTGCGCCGGGATTAGCTCGCCGCCCCTGACCCACTCCCAGGCCGTTTCGTCTAGCTCCCAGCTGCCACCCTCTACCGGCAATGGCGGCAGAGGCCGTGAATCCGGCTCAGACATAGAGAGAGCCATAGCGAACAACTGCGCCCATAGTAAAGGTTGCAGCAGCCATGCTCAACCGGCAGTGGTCAGATCAGTCTGCAGAGTTCGGTAACGCAGAACATAGGGGCAGACCACCCATACGGCCGTAGCGTCAGCCTCATCGAGCTGGGGTTCCTGTGGCTGCGGCCAGATCCTGCCCTGGGTGAGGCCGTCATAGGTCGGGTCGGTCATCACCAGCGCATGAGCCGCCGCGATGAATGGCGCGATGGTGCGGTCGGGCACCGGGCCATTGTCGAAAAATTCCAGATTTACAACAAGCTCCCACTCGATCTTCCCGGTCACAATCGGATTCGGGCTAGGAGTGTTTTTCCCCCTGGCGATGTTGAGTGAAGGCGCTTGCCGTTTGCTCATTGCACTAACACGGCTGCGGTAGATCGTGATCCCCTGCAGGTTGGCGCGAAGCCTGGCCTCAATCGCCTGGATGATCGCTTCGTCTCTGGTAATAACCGTAGGAACTGGCATCAGATCACAGTGTCAGGACTAGATGGTAGGTCACCGGGTGGGATGTCGCTGAGACGCACGGCGTAGGTGCCGGGTGGCGCCACCCAGGCCAGCTGATCGCCGTCCCATATCACCAGATTTACTAGCTCGCCCTGGGCCAAGCCGATGATCACCCAAGTATCAGGCTGTCTCATTTTTAAAAAAACGTGGTGATAATTGCGATGCCAGCTCCGCCTGTTCCACCTGCGCCCGAAGCGGTTCCAGTTTCCGTGGCTCCACCACCACCACCACCACCTGATGGGAACCCGCCGTTGCCTCCTGCTCCACCAGATACGGCAACACCGCCACCACCTGCCCCGCCAGCTGATCCCGGAGCGAAGAGTCCGCTAGATGCTTGCGCATTGTTTAATCCATTTCCTCCTGCTCCAGCGATTGCTCCAGACGTTCCGCCCGCGAGGTTGATTGCATTTGAGCGTCCGCCGGGGCCACCCGCTGCGGCAACGCCAGCTGCCGTAACTCCGCCAGCTCCTGCTCCGCCTGGCCCTCCGATTTGCGATGTAGACCCTGCGGTGCCTGGGTTTCCTGATTGTCCGACAATTCCAGATGTTCCCGCTGCTCCTCCAGCGTTTGCCTGCATTGATCCTGCTCCGCCTGCTCCTGACGCTGTGAGGCCACCCTGTCCGCCAGCGCCTCCGCCTGCGAGCATTGAGTTAAATGTTGTTGAGCCACCCTGTCCGCCAGCGGAACCGTTTGCGTTGCCAGTTACTCCAGCCCCGCCAATTCCACCCGCGCCAATCGTTACACTCTCAGTCGCGCCTAATACAGATGCTGGCACGGCAGAAACAAACCATCCGCCACCCCCACCACCGCCACCACCTGATTTTGTTATTCCGGCAATATCTTTGCGCCCTGATCCCCCACCGCCGCCGCCACCCAAAAGCTGGACGTTGACAGTTTTTGCGCCAGCAGGTTTTGTCCAAGTTCCAGAGCTAGTGAATATATTAATCTGCGGGGGGAGGGCCCCAATATTGGCTCTTGCCTCTGACGCGGATAAAACGTCTAATAAGTTGTTACTAGAACGAAGCGTGCCCGAGTCGAAAGCCCATGCGTTAGAGCCGTTGGAAAATAATTGGCTGGCAGACCTAGGAGCTGCCATTATGATACTTGTTCCGCCGTTAATCGTGTCGCTCCCAGCCCGCTGAATAGTTAGCGTATTGACGCCATTGATTGCGCCAAATGTATCAATGACAGTTACCGGCACACCGGCTGGCACTGTTGACGCAGCGGGCAACGTCAGCGTGCGAGGTGCGGTAAGTGTGGCGGATGTTGTAACAATTGTTACGCCTGCAGGTACGGAGGCGTTAGCATCGCCCATCGCCCCAGTCAGCGGCGCAATGGCGTCAGCGCCATCAATGCGATGTGATAGCTGGTGGGAGAGCGGCGTGCGGCTGTCTGTGCCCTGGGCAGCGGTGGCAAAGTCAGCTGCGTCAGCTGTCGCAGCTGACCCCAGGCCCAGTGCCGCCCGAGCAGCGCTGGCCGTGCCGCCGCCGGTGCCGCCCTTGGCGATTGGCAGCGTGATGATGGCAGGCTCTTTGCCGGCATCGATCGTGTCCTGGGCCGAGCTGGTCCGATAGGGCGTCAGGGCCGAGACCTGCAAGGCCGAGTCGGCCTTAGCGCCTTGGGCAGCGGTGGCAGCCCCGATGCTGCCTGGGGTGATCGCATCGGTGCCGCCTGTGGCGTGCGTTGAGGCATGCGCTGCCGGGGCACCTCCACCACCTGCCGACGGCTCGAACGGCAGATCGTTGAATGCCGTGCCGGTGATCACCTCGCCTACCAGTACCCCGTCGCCAACCTTTCGCCGGCCAGTTGACCGCCCGGTACTGGCATCTTTCTCTATCCACGACTCGCCTTCCAGCAGCACCGGATTAGCTGCTGCCACTACCGCCAACGTGGCGAATAGCTGTTTCACCCTGGCCGTAACAACCTGAACAGTCACAGAAAATCCCCGTCGTAAATAATTGTGACAGCAACAGGCGCCGGGGGGTCACCGGGCTTCAGCGGCACGATCCACATAGAGCCGTCCCCGGTCGGCATTGCGTCTTCGCTGGCGACATAGTTGGCCCCATCAACGACAACTGCTGCACCCTCCAGCACAGCACCAAAAATGGCACGAGGGTACCGCAGCTCGTAGCCGCTGGACACCACCATTCCGCCAAGGATCTCGTCCTTTGGCGCAATCAAGACTGCGCGGCTTGAGACTGCGCCAATGCTCACGTCATTGCCAACGCCACGCGAGACGGTAGCAGCGATTCGGTTGGCGCGGTCTGTCCAGCTCATAGCACCAACAGGGAAGGCCCCGTAACCGGGGCCAGAAAGTCATCAGAGGTAGCGAGCCAACACGGTTATTACCAATCCGGCCACGGATGTAGCCGTGCCACTTAGGACAAAGCCCACCCGATCGCCGGTTGCCAGCAGCAGGTTGGCAGGGGTGGCGCTGAGGGGCAGCGTCTGCACCGTGTTATTAGGCCCCTTCAGATCGGCGGTAGACGACAGCACAGTCACGCCTGCGCCTGCTGCCTGAGTGCCGGTCAGTTTCTCGACGTTGCCGGTCACCGCGCCGCCAGCGGTGCCCAACGTAGAGTGAACCTCTTGGGCTCCCAGAATCTGCATAGGGGCCGGTGCAATAAAAAATACCTGGCTGGCAACATGCGAGTTCTGGAATGCCGCAAACACCAGGCTTTCTGTCAGCTGGGGTTCTATTACCCCTAGGCGCACCCGAGCTGTGGTGGCTGCGGCAAGCGCCGGAGCAACGGCAATGCCGATCTCGATGTGGCCGGCAGATACCGGGGTAACGACCCGAGCGGTGTTGTCCCAGAACACACGGTCACCGAACGCGAAGGCGTTGGTACCGCCAGTCGCCTTGGTCAGGTCCCAGACGCCTTCGGTGTCAATTACCAGCGATTCGCTGATCGCTGCGGTGGTTTCGGCCACGCCGAATAGGGCGCCGACCAGAACGCCTTGGTTGGATGTAACGGCATAAGGCGCCGCCACCCTGATAAGGGAGCCTTCCTCTTGGACCTTGTTGCTAGACATAGTGCCTCGATTGGTTGGGGGATAGGTGAGTAGTGATCAGGGTCAGACGCCGGTGGATCGGTAGAAACCCCGGAAGTCCATTACGTGAGCGCCAAAGTCCTCACGAACAAGAAGCTCTAAACCGTCCGGATTGCGCTTTTCAGTTAGGGTAATTTCAGGCCCTTCTTGGCCATCCAGGTAGCCAAACCGGATCATGTCAATTGCGCCAGGATTGGCCGCCAGGTACCACTGAGTAGCGGAACGCACTCCCAGCCTGTTCTCTTTAATAATTTGGAAGCTACCAATAAATGGGTTGGGGCCTGCGTTGCCGGTAGCCGCACTAGGCGTATAGCTAGTGCCATTCACTATTTGAGCGGCAACAGTAGCCAGCTGAGGTGGCACAATCAAGTAAGCCGCTTCAATGTTAAGGCTGTTGCCTGCAATGTCCAGCTGCTGGCTCATTGCAGTTACGCCGGTGTCAAGCCCAGCGATCGTGATAGCGCCAGCGCCAGTGTTGTTATGGCCGGCAACAAATAGAGCCTGATTGTCCAGTGAGGTGGTTGAGCCATTGGGGCTCAGGGTAAGCAGCTCCCAAACAATGTTGTTCTCCGTTAAACGAGCACCGCGCCCTGCTTTTTCCGGAACACTGCCAAGCGCGTCAAGGTCGTCGTTGATAATTAAATTCCGGCCAACAGGAATGCGTCGGCCGTAGCTGGCGATGCGCCAGGTCGCCGCACCTTCCACAAGCGTGGCGTTGGCGTACTCTCCCTGCTCCCCAAGTTCTTGTAAAATAATGTTTCCTTGAACCTGCACCTCACTCGCAGGCTTGAAGTTTGGCAAGTTCTTTTGCCGGGCCAATGGCCGCCAAGCCTGCGGCTCTTCAGCATAGCCAGCAATTAAACTCTTATTGGCAACGTTGGCGACCAGAAGCGGGAAGTCACTAGAAGTGTGGAATGCTCGGTCAACAATCTTGTTGATTGATTCGCCCCTGGTACTGATGCCGCGGGCACTTAAAAACTCCCTGGCGATATCGCGCATGGAGCAACCAAGGAACTGCCGCGCAGAATCGTCCAGCTGCTGGGCAGTGCCAGCCCGGTAGAGCATATAGCTCTCAATGCTGCGGTTGAGCTTGTCGCCAGCGTCGCTGGTCACCACCGGAGACACCGGTCCGGTACCTGCCGTGGGCGCCACGGTGGCGCTGGCCTTGGCGCGGATGATCTGATCCACCACCTCGGCCCACGGCTTGCCGCTGTCCACATACCCACGGGTGGCCTCATAGTCCAGGCCGGCAGCAGAGCACGATTGCAGGATGTCGCGTTCGCGTTTCAGCGCTGCCCGCTCCAGGGCATCGGCAGCAGGGGCCGGGGCAGCAGGGGCCGGGGCAGGAGGGGCAGGGGGCACGGAAGTTGCCGCCACTGGGGCAGTCCGCTCGATGTCGGCGGGTGCAAAGCTGTTGCCAGCCGGATCGCCCCCGGCCTGATTCTGAACAGTCATCGGAGTTGATGCGGTTGGGTTGTGGGCAAATTGAATGGCACGAGGGTCCATGCCCTCGACTACCAACGACAGCTCGCCGAGAGACCAGCGAGTCACGTTGATCACGTCGGAGGCACCCATCTCTGGGTAGGCAAATTCGCGCAGTCGAGCCCCGATTGAGAATCGCGCGGAACCGTTGCGAAGCCGGGGCTCCGCCAGTGCCATCGCCTTTTGTGCGCCATCGAGCACTGCCGTTCCGGTCAGTGCCATCACCCCCTTCACTACCTCAAAGCGCAAATCCTTCACATAGCCCCAGACCGATTCGGCCTCACGGTTGTGGTCCAGAATTGCCGGTACTGGGCGCTCCGGCTCGATCAGAGCGTCAGAGTTGTGCAGTAGCACAAACCCATCGCCTACCTCGGTCTCAGTGGAGAGCACAAGGCGAACCGACCGGGCTACCGGATCCCATGACGTTGAGGCCTGCATGGCAGAGCGCTGAATGTCACAGGGCTGGGGGTCGAAAGCAGTAGGGGTGAGAGTCGCCATGCAACAAATATAGCGCCTACTGCCGCCAACTACAGCAGGTGGTCAAGCAGTAGGCGCGGGAGTATCAGGCGTAGGCGGTTGCCCTTGG